CCCCATATCATATAATATCACAAAATTATCCAAAAATGAAAATGATAACAAGTGACCCTTCCACTATTTCTTCGAACCATATTAGTTTTATAAACAAAGTATCATATAGAAGAGTAGGTGATAAAGGTGACTTTGCTATATTGTATATTCCAGGAGACAATCCACGAATGAGCACTATGAAATATATACCAGATGAAATGCCAACATTTCATAATGCTCGATTATTATATCGAGATGATCAAGCTCAAATTAAAGAAGGATTATGTACAAATTTAGCAAGAGGACAATATACGCAAGAATATAAAGATATTAAATATGGAAAACATGATGCATTGTATTATGATTGGGAATTGAATACCTTTAAAGGTTTGTGTGGTGCTATACTAATTGGTGAATCTAAACATCCATTTTATGCCGGTTTACATTTGGCAGGAAAAACTGATACAAAATATGGCTGTGCTTTATTGTTTGATAAAAAAGCAATAGTGAAAACTATTGAACAATATTTTAATGATAATTTGCATGCAATGCCATTACATAGTCAAGGATGTCCAGTTTTAGAAATTAAAGAAAAAAATTTGAGATTAAAAGACAAACCAAACTATAAATCACCATTGAATTATTTGACTCAAGATGATTGTGTTAAGTATTATGGTTCACATACAGGTCAAGTTCGACAATTCAGAACAGCAGTAGTTGATACACTTATTTGTGATTCAGTTGCTAAGATTTTCAAACACAAGAACATATATGCAGGACCTAAATTAATTAATAGTTGGAAACCATGGTATGCCCATGCAAAATTATTATCAAATTTAACTTCAGTTGATCCAAATTTACTGGAAAAAGCTTGTATAGATTTACACACTACAACATTTCAATATTTAAAAAATATTGATTTACCTTCTAAAGTTTATAAAATTTCAAATGATGTGAACTTGGCGGGTTTAGATGGTGTTCCTGGTTTCGAACCTATAAATCTTAAAGCTTCAACAGGTTGGCCAGATTGCAAACCTAAATCAGATGTAATTACTATTTCTGATAGAGTTGTTGAGGGCATCACTTGTCCAAGAGATGCTCCTGAATGGGTTTGGCAAGAAGTTGAAAAGTATGAAAACATTTTGAGTAAAGGTGAAAGAGTACATTTAATACATCGTTGTAACTTGAAAGATGAACCAACCAAAATAACTAAAGAAAAAGTTCGTGTTTTTGCTGGAACTCCTATGGTAGGTTTATTATTGGTTCGTAAGTACTTTTTAAGTATTTGCAAGTTAATAATGGATCATCCAATTGCATTTGAATGTGGAGTAGGAATTAATCCTTATAGTAAGAAATGGACTACATTAACCAAATACATGTTGAAATTTGGTAAAGATAGAGTTATTGCAGGTGATTATAAAAGTTATGATAGTACTATGTCAAGTCGTATGTTGATAGCAGGTATGAAATATTTGATAACGATTGCTGAAAAAGCAGGTTATGATAAAAGAGATATTACGATTATGCAAGGCTTGGCAACTGAATTATGTTTCCCTACATATGAATTCAATGGTGATTTCATAGAGGTTAGTGGAAGCAATCCTTCTGGACATTCACTGACAGTATTTTTAAATAATATTGTTAACTCATTATATTTACGATATTCTTATTATGAAATAGCTGGAAATTTACCAGTTCCATTATTTAAGGATGTTGTATCTGTAGTATGTTATGGTGATGATAACAAAATGTCTGTAAGAAGAGGATATGATTGGTTTAATCATACAGCAATTGCTAAATCTTTGTATAAATATGGTATTACTTATACCATGGCAGAAAAAGATAGAGAAAGCGTGCCATTTATAACAAATGAAGAATGTAATTTTCTCAAAAGAAGTGCAATTTGGTCAGATAAATACGAATGTTATTTAGCGCCATTGGAAATGGGAACTTTATTCAAGATTTTACAATCACATACTAAGAGTGATCATTTGAGTATGGCCCAACAATCATGTAATGCAATACAAAATGTACTACGTGAAGTGTTTTTCCATGGTAAAAAACAATATTTATATTTTGAAGATAATCTGAATAAGGTATTAAAAGAAAATTTGGAAGTAAAAGCATTATTTAATAATGGTGTTGTTCCAAGTTATGAATTTTATGAACATTGGTTTATTACCAATTACCATCCTGACAAAATGCACTTGATTTCAGATTCCTTCTTCAAACAGTCCCGAGATGACTTAAAACTCGTTCCACAATCTTATGATATGTGTGATGATGCAGAATTTACTGCACTTCAACAATCGGTTGGTGAGGATTTTTTATTGGCAGGCTTTCAAGGATGTCCCCCAATAACCAATTCAATCTGGTCCCCTTAGCCGAAAGGCCCTAAAAAAGTGAGTGTGTTTACGACTCACAAAATCCC